ATCTGATTAAATTAATAATGACAAACAGAAACCATAAAGTAGCGCTAAATATAAGCAGGCGTTAAGGAGGCGAAAGAGTGTATATAAAATGTTCATACTCGTAGTATACGTCCTTCAGCTAGATCAAGCGGCAGTGAGAATCATTCCGGTTTTTGAGAATTTTTTGCGAAATATTTTTTTGATTGGCTATTTGTAAAGTAAGGGGGCCTATCTGGTAACTTTTAGAAAAACTTCTGGTTATTTGAGTATATTAGAATGTATATAGTAATAGAAAAAAAATTTTATAAAGTGGTGCATAGGGGGGGCGTGGGGTTGCTTGTATATGTAAAGTAATGTTATAATAGGGACATGGCAGTCCTTTCTGCCTACACAAGGAGAAACAAAAATGGATAATTATACAGCAGTAGGAATTGCAGAAGGATTTGAGGAAGCAGATAGTGAAGAACAGGTGCTAGAAGCATGGCAACATTTAGTAACTACAGGTCTTGTTTGGCAATTACAAGGTTCATTTGGTAGAACTGCAAGGTCGTTAATTGAGGAGGGATTGATTAATGAGTAAGCAAGTAAGTTGGAGAAAAGAGGAGGAAGGTGGCACAGACCTAGCAGGACAAGAAGTGACATGGAAGGGCCAAACCTTTCTTATCCTTCGCGACGATAGGAAAGCTAATTGGTGTATCGGGTGGGGAATTGTTACAGTTAAAGACTTAGCCAATGACGAAGAGTATGGATTAAGTGGGCGGTACTTCGATGACCAAGGTTTCAATGAAGGAGCATTGGAGCACGGCGGAGTAGAATCCTTTCATTCAGCATATAACTAACCAAGGGTTGGGGGGGAAACCCCCCTTCAATAATTATGGAAAAAGCAACAGTACTAGATAGACCAGACCAGATAGAAGCATATAGAATGGCAGTCTTTAAGCAGGGCATCAAAGCTTTATTGATCGGTATGAAAATCAACAGTGGATACACTTCTACCGTATGCAGGAATTATGTATCAGGCCTTACTGGAAAAAGATACCCTGCAGGAAAGAAAGGGTTAACTACAGCGCTCGATGATCTTCAAGATTCGATCGATCGTTATAACCTTCCTATTATTTACGACTAACCAAGGGTTGGGGGTGAAAGCCCCCATCAAAAATTATGAAGATTTTTTTGGGTAGTGACTGGTATCAAAGGACATCGAGATCCGGTATAAAAGTAGAGTAATAAGTAAAGTAATGTTATAATAATGATCCACTAACTACAAGGAGAATGAAAATGGATATAGATGAATGGGAAATTAACATTAAAGACGCTGAAGAACTACAAATGGACGATTATAGAGATAAGCTTTTAGAACTAATAGATGGCGGATTACTTGATGCGAGACTGGCCGTTTTATGTCTGGTCAAGTATATGTCACAAGACGATGTCAAGGACTGTATGAAAGTTAACGAACTATTAGAGGAGGACGAGTAATGAAAATTGTATCGTGGCATGTAGTAGTAGAAGATGAGAATGGAAAGAAATCTGAATTAGATGTACCCACATGGGCCGCAGAAAACATAGATGAATTTATAACTGAAATACAAGAGGAGGTAGAGTCATGAACACAATACCAAAAAGCTTTGCGGGTTTACAAGTTGGATCTAAACCTGAGACAGTTAAGAATAGATTTTCCGGAGAGAGTGTAGAACTTGAACCTCAGGCCGTCGCGATGTATGACGCGATCATGGGGGCCGAAGCCATGGAACTTTATGACATGATGCAAGAGGGCTTGACTTGGTTTCGCGAGTATCACCCAAAAGCATACATGACTTTATTAGACTAATCGGGAGGGCTTCGGCCTTCCCTTTCTTTTTTTTATTATCTAGTGACTGGTATCAAAGGGCATCGAGATCGAGATTATTTTTAAATAAGTAAAGTAGTGTTATAATTATAAAACACAATTAGAGAGGTACAAAAATGACAAAATTATTAAGTATTAACGCAGATGCAAAGACAATAAAAGGAAACAAAAAAGGCTTTATGACGGCCATACAATATTTAAGCCCTTATAAGGATAGCGGGGTTAACTTGTGCGCCAATGCAGACAACGCACAATGTCATATTGCATGTTTAAAATCTTCAGGTCGCATGGTTATGGCATTCGATGCACGATTAAACCGTACTAGATTATATTTAAATAATCAGGCAGAATATTTTAGGCAATTAGTAAAAGAGATTAAAGCATTTATTAAAAAGGCTGAACAAAACAATTTAACCCCTTTAGTGCGCTTGAATGGGACGAGTGATATACGTTGGGAAAATGTCGGGTTTTATTCTGAAGGCGTTTATTATCGTAACATTATGGAGTGCTTTGAAAACGTTCAATTTTACGACTATACCAAAATCCCAAATAGAGAAAAAAGCATCAACGGCGTTCAAAGCTTCCCGACTAACTACGATTTAACATTTTCTTATTCAGGGGCCCCAAGTTTTAAAAGGTTTAATGACCGTGCAATAAAAGAAGGTAAACGAGTTGCGGTTGTATTTGATAAGCTTGTAAATATACCCGTAACGTTTCATGGTCGCAAAGTTGTAAGCGGGGATGATACAGATATAAGGCATCTAGATCCTAAAAATACAATCGTGGCTTTATATGCAAAAGGTAAAGCCCGGAAGGATCAAAGCGGTTTCGTGGTAAAATGCAAGTAAGAACAGAGTACCTTGTGGGGGGCAGAGAAATCTGCCCTTTTTATTTACCTAGTGACTGGTATCAAAGGACAATGAGTGACTGGTATCAAAGGACATCGCCATCGACATTGGGTTTACGATAAGTTTTACTTATCAATTTGTTCCAATGTTCCAATGTTCCAACCCAAAACAAGTATACATAGGATTTTTCAGGATTCCGAAAGTCAAGAGACCTGATTTCGCGGTGCAATAAAAAAGCCTGTGAGCATATCGTACTTAAAACAGTGTGGAACATTGGAACAGCACACAAAATATACAGCACTATATATATATAATATTAATATTTATAGTAGTAGTAGTAAGGGTTTAAAGGAATTCGCACCAATAGTTATCCACAAGTTAATCCACAGATTTTGTGTAGCTTTACATATGGAACACGTTGGAACATGGAACAGACTTTGGAACAGACCCGAATCCTATTAAATCAATGAAATCAACGAGATAGCACCTACAAGGCTCGTAGCGAGATAATTAGTAAACTTGAACCTTACCTATCAACCCTTACTAGAAAGTCGCACACACACCCAATATGACAACTTAAATTTTACAAGTATCAAGACCTGTTCCAATAATCGTGTTCCAATCTGTTCCAATCTGTTCCAATAATAATTAAAGTATTAGTTGACATGTCTGAAATAGTCGCGTAATGTTTTATGTAGCTTTACTAATTTTTAACCACACGAGGAACTAAAAATGACTGACGTACAAAAAATGGAAACAAAAGTTATCCCTACTCTTTTAAAAATCTTGGCTAGAGACCGAGAAGAGTTGCTTGAAACATCAAGCGACCCTGTTTGGCACAGAAAACACATGAACTATTTACTTAACAATGATTTTGCTATGCCAGATTTTATGGCTAATGTCTTTGAAAAAGATGGCACTTATCCTGAATTTAAAGGGCAATCAGTTTCAGAAATTCTTGATACTTTCTTACTTTCTTGGTTCGAGGGTTGTTTTCAGGAAGAAGAAGATTCTGCTGAACAACTATTTACACACGGATATTAAGGAGATTCATAATGAATATGACAGACGAACTTGACGAAATAATGGGGTGGACTTCCACCTCATATGAGGGAGAAAAGGCATGGGAGATAGTAGGCGGACGCATGTCAGGCACTGATTACAAACTTGCATTATTAAGACTACAAGGAGATTCAAATGAACCCAATGAGAGATATTAATAAATCAAGGGGGAATTGCCCCCACCTCACTTGGTCGGGCAGACCATCGGAAACTACACCAAAAACCAAATGTGGCTCGACAGGGTGGTACGGAAAACCTGTCGCATGTCATGAGTGTGAGGCGAAGTATGACCAAGAATCACACCCATATTACCCCGAAGACGATTACGATGACGGACTTAATTAAAAAGGAGATTCAAATGAATATAACAGAAGAGGAAATTAAAGAAGTTGTCAAAGAGCTAACGAATATGACAGAAGAGCGAATTAAAAAAGAAGTACTCTATGATTTATGGCTAGGCGATAAACTTTTTACTGAAGAGCAAGATGAGGTGATAGAAACTGAAATCCAAAAACGACTACAAGGAGAATCATAATGATTAGAATGACATGGAAACAGTTTGAAGATAAGTATCAATTTGAAACAGATGAGAACGGCTCACAATTATTCTCGGCTCAAGACAGTCGCAAGATAGATGTTGAGGAAGAACACGGAGACAATGCTTGGCGATATATTTGGACAGTCTGTTCCGAGGGCAGTGATGAATACTTTGTTGCGGGGTATGCCGTTGTCAATCGCATGGACTACATGATTGCAACAGTACCCAATGATTTTTCTGCTGAAAAGTGTGAGATGGGAGAGTCAGTTGAGATTGTCGAGGACTATGATGAGCTATCACAAAGACCGAAGAATGAGTTGGCTATCAGCCCCAAACAAATAGAGGGGTATCCCCAACTCAATACCTACCTCCACTATAAAAATTACGACCTATGGATAGACAACCATCTTGTCAAAGTGGAGATATTTGCCGAGCAGAACATGGATGACTATGTATGGTTCAGCCTAGCGATTGACGGAGAGGTCATGGAGACGTCCGAGTATAGTGATTGGAATCCTGAAGAAGAGGACGAGAAAGGGGAGTTCGACTTTGATGAGCTAGTCAAGACCGAACTCATGGGTAACCGATACTTGGGCAGAGATATTGTTGCCGATACATTTATGAAAATAACTTTAGAGGAGGTAACATCATGAGTAAAAAAGCTCAAAGCCAATACCACGAACTTGTAAAAGATATTTTGTGGACTTTTGTTAATGAAAAAGATATTCCTGAGATTGAAAAACAAGTTAATGAAGTCCGTAAAGAATTCAACCAACGCAAATTAGGAGAATAATTATGAGCAAAGAAAAGACAACAGAAATTCGACCCTACAAATGGTCGGCTTGGGACTTTGAACTATTTAGTCGGGATCGAGAGGGTAAAACCGAGTACGCCTATGTAACCACCGAACACAAGTGGGTCACATTGGCAATCGACGGAGACTATAACCTAGTTCCTGTCGAGCAACACAAACTACTCGCCCCACTGTTTGATGGGATAACTGCCTCAACTGATATGTACTTTGTCATTGACGGAGTATGTGGAGTAGATGAGGCAGACGGAGGGTACATCGATATGGAGTTTTCCGAGCAACACTTGAAGACCGAGTACGCTACCTTGCAGAAACTAGACAACAACCACGACCTATGTGAATCAGAGATTCTATTTGAAATGGGGTTCAAGGAGTATGAGGACAAGATGAACATCTCTGACGACTACACCCGAACAGTAATTAAATTCAACCAACGCAAACTAGGAGAGTGAACATGGATAAGAAATACATAGTAGACCTAACGAGTGTAAGCGACCAATCAGAAGAAACCAAAACACTATTAGAGAATGCCACTAGTAAAGAAGTAACAAAGTGGATAATTGGTCAAGTAGAGGACGGGAACATACACATTGACATGATAGTAGAGGAGAACGCATGATGGAGTTTAATACTGATTCACTGGACGAGTACTGCCAAAATACATTCGGTCATAGTAATTGGGAGTTTATTGAAACCAAGCCTGACCATGTAATTGTGAAGTTTAACAAAGAACCTTTAGAGGATGATGACATGAGCGAATTTGAGAGAGGAGAACGATAATGAAACAAAATAAAGACGGGTCAATTTCAGTAACATGGAACATAGAAGACGTTCAATCATTAGAACCAAAAGTAACAGATGAACAAGCTATGGAAGTTTTAGAGTTAGCTCTTGATAATCATGACGCTAATGTAGGAATCAATTGGGGAGTCCTAGAATTTTGGATATCCCAAGTTTACAAGGAGAATGACAATGACTAAAAGATGGTACACAAACAACTGGGATGGGTCAGCGTGGGTATTCAACAAAGCCCTAGACGAAGTAGAAGTTCAGATAGATATTCTGTATGACGTTGAACATGATGACGGGGGGAGTTTCCCCGCGATATACCCAATAGCAACATACTCGGATGACGATGGATACGAGCAAGACTATAAGTTATCGGAGAATGAGATTCAAAAATTTTACGAGGAGGTCTACGAGGCTATGCAAGAAGAACCTATGTACGATGAATACGGAGGTGCGCTATGACAGTAGAACAAATAGAGGAGTGTGAAGATGAAATATAAATACATACCTGAAACAAAAAAAGAAAAATTAATAGATAAGGTGATGAGAATTAAAACATCATTTATTTATTCTGATAGAGCCGAGCTATTATGGAATATGGACGAAGATGATTTGGAAATTTTATTAAAGGAGATACAACAATGAGTAAACTAAAACTAAAACACTATCGAGTGTATGTCACGCAGTATTGTATACCGATGGACATCATGGCAGTAAGTACAACCCAAGCAAAAAGAATTGCTACCGAAGACCGCACATGGGAAGTAATGGATGCTGACATTCGAGCAGAAAGACAGGAGGAGAGAGAGGAACAAGAGGCTATAGATGAAGAAGGCTATCAATACAGGGGGAACACATAATGTACCACGTGCAAATGAAAAAATCTTTCGATCGAGGAGGAGACAAATGGATGTCAGCTTGGGAGGGTGCGGAATGCAACACTCAAGAAGAGGCGTTCGATATGCTAGATGAATATCTAGAAGAGGCAAAGGAAGATGGGCTTGAATATAATCGAGACCATTATCGAGTTAAATATATAGAGGGCATAGTCATAGACTTTAGCCCCGAGGGAGAAGAGTAATGCCTAAAGAAAAGATTGATTATGTAGAGCAAGACATTTATGACTACTTTGGGGCAGACCAAGATATTTGGAAAGCCGAACGACATGAACTACTGGGAATCATTGGGGGTATGAGTGGCATACTAGAACTCATATGGCACAACCAAGTGTCGGCTGAGCGTTCATTCAAAGACTTTAAGGATTGGCTAAAAGAAACGAAAGAACTTGACATGATAGAAGTTGTAGATAATACTGATACTCCAATCAAAGTCGGAGAGGGCTAATGGCACACCATATTTTTATCAAAGTTCGTAGACTACTCATGGACTTCGTTGCCTTACTTGATAAACATAGCATAGGCAGTGAAGACCGAGAAGAGGCTAATCGAATCATCGAAGAGCTATCAGTAATAATGAAAGATGAGAAGTTTGTAGAACATCTTGAAACCGAAATAAAGCAACACGAACATCAGCAAATATCAGAGGACATTGCAGACGAGATTCTGTCTCATGGATGTCCGAACGGAAATTGTGATGTGTAACAGAGAGAGCAGTATTTTAATTAAATGGAGAGAGCGAATGAACCAAGTAACAAAGAAAAACGCAATAGCATTAGCAGTTATCGTAGCAATTGGAGGGCTTGTGTATGTATCAAAACAAGATGTACCTACACCCGCACCCGCGTCAACACCCGCGGTAGTCATAGTTGAAACTATCACAGAATCAGAGGCTAGGTCACTGGCATCAAAAGACGCCGAGATCGACCTTATAAATCTTGGAGACGAAACAGTTCTTCCTGAAATTGCGGGATATAACAACCCAACAGTTGACGACCTACCCCCACTTACATTGGATGGTTCACACCTACCCGATATGGTGGGCTATGAGTCTCCATCAGCTGACGAACTTCCGCCACTAGAATTATAGTGGCAACACCCGAAAAGAAAGTAAAACAAAAAGTATGTGCCAAGCTTAAGGAACTTGGTGCGTACTACTTTTATGCCTCAACAGGAGGATATGGGGCAAGTGGTGTACCTGACATCGTTGCATGTTACAAAGGCACGTTCATTGGCATTGAGTGTAAAGCCAATGGAAACAAAGCAACGGCCCTACAACAGAAACACTTACGGGAGATAAGTATGCAACAAGGAATCGCACTAATCATTGACGAGACGAATATTGAGATGTTAGAGTACTACGTTACTGGCAAACAAATATTTAACATGAAGGATAAAACATGAATGCAGAAAATAATAAAGCAAAGAAAGAACTTACACGCATGCAAACTAAAGAACAAGTAATAGATATGTTAAGGGAGGAGGGGTACACGGTTTTATACCCAATACCGAAAGAGGCTTCAAGAATACGCATGGAAGCGAGAATGGTAAGGGTATTAAAACAAAGCATAATACCTGTGTTAGAGCATAGTGGGTATACGGTAACTAAAACAGGAGTGCCTAAAAGATGAACGCAGAAGATGTAGATATGGTGAATCAACCGCCTCATTATACGAGTACCAAGTATGAGGTGATAGATATACTCGAAGAGTTTTTTAAAGACGACCCGCTACTATGGCAGTGCGGTAAATATCTTTTACGTTGTAAAGGTAAGGGAAACCTAGAGCAAGACCTGAGTAAAATGATATGGTACGCTAAACGTAGGATGGAGAGAGAGGACATAAATGAGTAGATTTCAAGTTGAGGAAATTGCTAGAAAGAAGCGAGAAAGGGAAGAGCAAAAAGAAAGTGCCATTAAACGCGCATTAGATTATATGGAAAGAAAACCTGACGCACCGAGAAGTAGA